TTCCTATATTATGTTTTTTATCGTTTTTGTAAAATAGCTAAGGGACATTAATGTCCCTTAGCTATTTAAACGTTCCCCAGGTGTTGATTCTAACGCCGTTTTTTGATTGTCCAGTTGGCAGGTATCCGTAACCTCCATTAGCTCTTGGCTGTCTAATCCAGACGTGACCTTCTTTTGGATCTGTCATTTTAGCATCATAATTTATTACATCACCCTTTTTAAGTAGGATTTTATTTCCAGACCACAGCTTACCAATGTGAAGATAGATGTTAGTCGATAAAATAAATCGCCCTTTTTCTGGTATCCACTGGCTAGAATTTTCAGTATTGAAGCCTTCTACGTCTTGTTCTAGTAGCCAACCGATTTTAACTCCTGCTTCGTTTTCAAGAAGGATTGCTTTGTTTGACCTACTTTGTTTATGCGCCTGTTCCTTGGCCACATAGTAGCTTTTTCCTTTGACTGACGAATGAATGGGCTTATTAGCCGATAAACTCGACCAGTGTGTCGCTGCTCTTGAAATAGTGATTTTCTTTTTGTCACTAACGTCTGGCTTAGCTTTTGGGTCAGGTGTGATTTTTCCTGTCTGCTTTGCGTATTCTTCTTGTGCCCACCTGATAAGTTTATTCATATCAATTCCTCCGGGGCACTGAGTAGGCACAACGTTTCTATGCGGGATTATCGTATTAGCATTGACAGGAAGATTGTAACGCTTGCAGATGTCGGCGATAATTTTAGCACTATTTCTAAGTGTAGCGTCTGCTACTTCCCATCTAGGCGCTCCACTAGAATTAAGATGTTCAAGACCGATAGAACGTTGATTCATGTCCAAAGTTCCAGCATGCCACGCTGCGTAAGGTTCTTCAATACAGCCGATAATCTCGTTTGGTGTGATTTGATAATGGGCCGAAGTTTGCCCAGCTGCCCAAGTATTAAGAGCAGCTTCAGTACTTGTACCAGCATTATGGTGAACCAGAATGTGGCTTATCTTTTTTCCAGCACGAGATGAACTCGGCATGATACGCGGATCAACTCGCGTCGTAAGACTAGAATAGCCGGGAAATTTACTCATAGGATTTCCTCCTTTTATTTGTCTAAGAATGCCGACGACATGACCGTAGCCTGCGTCATCAGCTGTCTTTCTCTTTCGTCTTTGTACACCGTAAGACTTGCCATCAAAGGCTTCGCCATTAAAGTTTTGTTCAAGCACGGTAGGGTTGCCGTTTTGGTCTATACTTTCGATTATGGAGATATGACCATACTGCTGTCCGTAATTTCTCATGTGACTGTCTATGAACTCGATAAGAATATCACCGTCTCTGAAATTCTTATTATTTTGTTCAGGGATAAACTCAAGTTCTTTAATCTGCGTTTTGGGTGCGTCTATGGCATTCCCAGTAAGTCTTTGACCTAGAACATCCCAGACAACTTGAACGACAAAATCGGCGCATTGCGCTCCGTAGACCTTGTCGAAATCTACTGATTTTCCGACGTAAGACTGTGCTTTCTTTAAAATTTCTGACATAAATTACCTCGGTAGATTTAAAGTATTTTCGTACACTTCGTGAAGTCCAGTTGAAGCAAGACCAGATACTAGACCATAAATTCCAGCCTCAATTCCAAAACCATTTAAGGCAAGTCCTAGAATCATCCCAGTTGTTCCAACAATTAGTGGAATGTAGCCATTCGATAACTTTTCAAAGGCTGGCGTATGTTTGATGATGTAGCCTTCAGATAGACAAGCTACTATGATAAGCGGGACTAAGTATTCTTCAAAATTCATTTTCTTCTCCTTTAGTTGGTAAGTCTTTTGTTTTTTTATAAATAGCTTCAGCACTTCCATTTCCACCTTGATTTTTATAGCTGGTAAAAAGAACTGTCAAGTTATGGAGGTCATCCATGCTTATGAATCCATCTTCTAAAGCCTTCCTGCAGCTTTTATAAATCTTGTCATGGAGTATAGCCCTATTATTTTCTTCAAGATTAGAAAGACGAAACTCAACTTGGTTTCTGTAATTAATAAAGTTGGTCTGACTTTTCTTGTAGAGGATATGACAGAATTTTATTCCTCCAGTAAGACCACCTATGCCAAGGGCAAGAAGTAAACTATTTATTTCTAGTATTTTTTCTAACAACGTTTCTTCCTTTTTAATAAAAATAAAAGAACAAGCTAATCTGCCTGTTCTTTTTCTGCTTCTTCTGCTAATTGATCCTCAACTTCATAGACCGCTTCTTGAAAGACTGTCGCGTCTTTTCTGCACTCTTTACGGTTAGACTGGTAAAGTTCTTGGTCAATTATATTTTGATTTACTGAAGAACTATTTTCATCATCTGTCGAAAGATTAGCTGTGAAGTAAACGGCAGTCTTTCCCGCCACTTTTGATTCGCCGTTTACAGTTACTGATTTTCTAAGTTCCAATGCCATGTTTATTCTCCTTTTTCTGCTTCTTTTTTAAGTTCATCTAACTCCTGAGCAAGCATTGCTTTTTCCGCTTCTGCATTTGCAAGCTCAAGTTCTAGATTTGCAATTTTAATGGCCAGCTTCTGCTGGATAAATTCTTCCTTATTCATTTTTACCCTCCAGTTTTTCTTTTAGTTCTGCAATTTGGATATTAAGTTCGTCAACAATTTTTACAAGATTTTCTTGTGTCATATTTTCTTTTGCTGTTATTTTATCAAAAGAACCTAGATAAACTTCCTCTTTTTCTATATTTCCCATTATTATCACCTACTAAAATTGACCTTAATCCAACTTGCAACTGTGCCATCGCTATACATGGTTTCTGGTATACATACCTGTCCTAAACCTCGTAACTTTGATATTGCAGATATAATGTCATCCATATACATATAAGTACTCCAACTTGTAGAAACTCTCGTAGGCATCCCAATATCAACTCCTTTAAATCCTGTCATCCTTCCTTTTGGATCTAAGGTCATCATAGTCGTATAATTTTTATCAGATTGCTTTTCTCTATATGACCAAGTTATATAATCCCCTTGAGGAGCAAGTTGATTAGCAATTCCTCTGACTGAAGTGTCACCATGTTTGCTAGAATGTCCCGTCCTCCCAATATATCTATTACCGTAATTAAATTGCATTCCGTCTCCATCAAGTCTCCCAGTTAAGATATTTCCTTCATAGAATCTTAAAGACTGAGAATCTATTTTCAAAACATTACCCATGGAATTAAATCCAACTTGAATAGCATTAGCGGCTAACTTGTCTGCGGTAATAGAATTAGCCTGAATCCTTGAAGCATTGATATATCCAGAAGTGATGTTATTTGCGTTCATATTGATTATATTAGCTTTCGCAGCATCAAACGTCCCAGTAATAATTTTATTAGCTGAAAGATTACCAATTTTTGCATCAGTAATCGCTAAGTCTTTGATCTGTGCAGTACCAATTACAGCGTCATCAATAGTGGTTTTTCCTGTGATATGAACTTTTTGACCATCTATAAGGATACCTTCAGTAGAAATATTAATCTGATTAACCACATCATCTTTGAATACTGCCATATTAATATTGTCTTTTAAAAGTGAAATCTGTGATTTCAAAGCATATTTAGGCTGTGGTTTTATGTCTTTAAAGATATAACAATCAATGGGCTCACCTTTATTAACTAAGTTATTAATAATTATTTCAACCTTAGTATAAAAAGTAAGTGCGGTAGTCTCCGCTTCAGTCACGGCTAATACTCTGTCAATAAAATTTCCTTTTGAATCGTAAAAATAAAAACTAGCTTTTATTTTATTGCCGTCAGAGTCAAGAGTTCTAAGTGTTCTCCTTCCGACAGTCATTAACCTTTCAGAAATTCTATAAGAACTAGCTGTTGCTATTTTCTCATTACCTTCAGAGTCTAGGTAGCCTACCCTCCATTTATTACTTTCTGCTTGTGAAACATCAAGGACTGAAGGTATTTCATCCTTGACTCCCTGTAATTCTTTTGCAGTGACTGACCACTGGTTTTCGAGTTGCGTGACTTGGGTTTTATCGGCTTTGCCCGATACTTGCGACTGAATACTTCCGAGTTTTTGATCGATAACTGAAAACTCATCCTTATTTTTTACGACAAGATTACTGATACTTTCAGAGTTTATCTTTATCTGAGCATGACTCTCGTTTTGCTTTGCTACAAGTAAGCTCATCTCACCAGCAACTTGATCAAATTGTGACCTATCCGCCTTATTTCCTACTACGGTCTTAAATCCGTCTAGGTCTTGCTTAAGACTAGAAAATTCTTCAGCAGTAGCTAAATCTTCAGGAGCAGGAGACCAGTCAACTGGCCTGTTATTTTTAACCAGCATAAGCTCACGATACTTGGCTTCACTTTTTCCGTCAGTAGAACCCCAGTAAGGTATAATCCGCATAATACCTGATTTACCTTTAGGGATAGTAAAGGTCCATGTGAGCTTTTTCCACGTATTTAAATCTTTCTCAGTTAGCTTTGACATGCTCCATCTAAAGTAAAGTGATTGGAGTGCCGTTGTAGCTGAATTTGATATTTCTTCGCTTTCAACCATCCGAATGCTCATTACGGTATTATTTCTACCTTCTTCGATTAAAGGATAAAAGCCTTCCCAACTCAAAGTGTAGCTCTCGCCTTCTGTTACTTCAATACCTTTTGAGTATATTTGAGCGGTTCCACCAGTTACAGACTGGAGGGAAAGAATGGAACTTTTCTCTTTGTCTTTTTCTGGAGGAATAATTTTTCTCGTCCTGATAAATCCTGTCCAAAATTCTTGTCCAAGATTCCAGCTTGAGTTCCTTAGAAGATTTCGAGTACTAAGATCTAGATTATCAAGGTCGCTTTTTACCTTTAGGACGGTGCTATTAATTCCGTTAAAGCTAGATTCTAATTTGCCAATTTGAGCTGTATTACCGTCAGTCTTCGTGTTAAGTGCAGTGATTTTTCCTGACTCTACCTTAAGCTCTGATGATGTTCTATCAACTTTCTTATTTACAGCATTAACTTCTGTCTTATCGGCTTTTAACTTAAGCAAGTCTTTAGTTTGAGTGACTTCAGTTCCTTGCTTAGTTACAGTATTCTTTAAAGCATTAAATTCATCTAAAGCGACTTTTGACTGGAGAAGTCCATCAAGTTTTTTGACTTCTGCAGTAAGTTCTTTTTTTACTCCTGTCACACCCTCAAGTGCCTTTTGTGAGTCAGTAAGAGCGTTTCTAGCTTCAAGAAGAGCATTTATAGAGTCACTTTTTGCTTCTACTATCTGCTTAGACAAGGCATTAGTTACATTTGAAAGACTGTTTGAAAAGATGTCTAGCATTTCTTTATTCAGATTTTCATTTAACTTCATGGAGTCACCGACAAGCTTTTCTGTACGGTCTACCTTCTGAGCGTTTTCAAGACTAATTCTAATACTGTCTTCAGCTTTTTGCTTTGCCTTGTCAGTATCTTTTTTAGCTTCGTCGATTTTGGTTTCTATCTCATCTAGAACTTCTTGGATTCCACTCACACCTTTAGTTGACATGACTTCTTTCCAGATGAGTCCGTCCCAGATGTAGAAAATAGTATCGTCTCCATCAGGCTTGTACCACATATCACCAACCTTAGTAGCTTTGGGTTGCCCAAGACCATCTTTTCCAAATAGTCCATAAAAGATAGTGTTTTTACCGTTTGAAGAAATCAAAGTTTCATTTGTGCTAGTTACAATTTCTTTAATTTTTTCATCTTGCTTACTGATGATGTTTGATAAGGTCATTCTTTTTTGACCTATCTCAATTTCATCATAAGTTTCAGTCAGACAGTTCCAAACGACACGGATGACCTTAGCAGTTGTATTCACACCAAGTTTTGGAAAAATGACTCGTACCTCGTCACAAAGATTTAATTCTTCAAATAAGGATAAATGCTCATAGTCAGCTACTTTAGATAGATCTAAAAAAGACAACTTGATAGAAATGCTAGGTAGTCCTATCTCATTATCTTTGATATATCTTTCAGCTAGCGTCCTGAGTTTTGCTTCTGTCGGCAGACTATCCTTTTCAAACTCACTAGAAAAATTAACTGGCAAAGCTTTTCTATTTGGATAATTTTTTACATACTTACTATCTATTACAGTCTCTTTTGGAAAGACTAGATGTTCTTTTTGATTATCATCTGAATAAATAGCATAAGGGATAACTGACGTATAAGTATTTGAAATATTTCTATCTTGCTCAAAATCAGTAATATTTCGACCATAAGCTAGTAGAGTGTTTGCTACCTTGCCACGCTTCTTTAATAAAGAAATGTGGTAGTTGTCAAATAAATATTCTCCGCCCCAGTTATCAAGTATTGAGCCTCTAACGCCACCTAAAGCCTGACGTGAATTTTCTACCGCGTCCACCCTCCAATGAGTAGAGGAAACTGTCTCCACATCAGACGATACCTTTATAGGATTTTCATCAAGTAAAGCTGATTTCCAAATATCAAGCGCTTTTTTAGCCGTTTGATTTTTGATAAAGACTTCAGGCTTTAGTGATAGTTCTTGCGTCAAGTAAGAAATATGCTCAGCATAAATTTCAGCCTTACCGTCAATCTTTGGCGTTATCCTCTTAATTCTAAAACGCTGACCCTTTAGTTTATGACCAGCGTCTGCCTTGATGATTCCATTTTCCTTAATCAAAGGATAAATTACATTATCGACTAAAACCTCAGCTTCAAATATAAAAATTCCGTTTCTTTCTTCAGTGACACACGCACTAAGAATATTTGTCATAGGACCGTGTCCCATCTTAAAAAAGTTATCATCGGATGGGGAGTATAAAATAGGATATTTCATTAAACTATCACCTCATATCTAGGAATTATTTTTAAATCAGTAACTTTTCCAGTATAACTGATATTCATCTCTCCAGGACGAATTGTCGGAAGCACTGGAGAAATGACCTTACTCCATACAGGAGTTTTAGTCTTTGGATTGAAGACCGTGTTATATAGACTATCAATAATTATCTCATCATCTACATTCTCAAGATATAAGGTTGAGCCACCGATAACAAGCTTTATATCTCCGCTACCCTTCATGTGGATTCTGGGACGTGCATATCTCAGTGTTGGATTAGTTAAAGTTTTCGGAGAAGTTATTTCTTTTAGACCTGACTTTAAAAACTTATATGGCTTTATAGTAAAACTCAGAACACATTTTCCGAAAGTTGAAAGTGTCCTTTGAACGTCATACTCATCTAAAAATATAGCTTGGTAGACGTAATTAGGATCTCCTGCAAAATACAAATCATGCCAAGAAGAGTCCTTTTTTAGCCAATTTGAAATCTCACAAGCCACTTGCTCAATGGTCTTCCTTGGTGGGGCTTTAATAGTAAAAGGAAAGGAAACTTTTGTGTTATTAAGTGTCCCATCACCAAGAGCAAGTTCTCCGTCTTGCCCTAAGATTTTTTCAAAATCCATATTCCGAGCTGGACTTGAAAAATCCATGTTCCCTTCAAGTTTTAATCCAAAGTCCGATGACTTTTTGCCGTTAAATTCAAAATAAGACATTAAAAAATCATTCCTCCTCTCGTGTCAATTTCTGTCTGCCAAGCAATCTCCTGCATGGTCTTGACGATGTCTTCCTTACCATTCCAAGTAGGATAGACATTAACTTTTGTATCATTATTTATAGTTGTGTTTTGGTTAGACGTATTAAGAACCGAGGCGGCTCCCCCAGTTCCAAGACTTCCTTTATTTAATCCTAAAGCAACTTCTGGGCTTATAGGACTAAGAAGTGAGTCTGTAATATCAAGGAGCGATTTTTGGACTTCATCAGCATCTTTATCAATACCTGCAGCAATACCTTGCGGAATATAGCGACCAATTTCATCACGCATAACCCTTGATGGAGAATGGATTCTCATAGCATCTCTCAAAGTAGAAGTTATACTGTTTGCTAACGAAACAGCAGCATTCATTGCAGCTCCTGCGCTAGCCCTTATACCATTAGCAAGCCCGATTGACGCATTATGTCCTGCACTTGAAAAGCTTTCATTCAAAGTCCTTACAGTGTTTGAAGCTGAATTTACCATTTCTCTTACAGCAGATGCTGTTGATGAAGTACCCTGTCTAAAAGCATTTGTCATTTGTGACATTGCTCTGTCGCTTTTCGAAGAAATATCAGAAGACATTGTGCTAAATGAATCCCCTATTGTGCCAGCAGCTTTTTGGACATCTGCACCTGCATTCGACATTCCTTTCTTTATAGAACTTGTAAAATTCGCCATAGCGCTGTTTGATGTACTTTTAACATCTTGTTCAAGACCTTTAAACGATGATTTTATAGTCGCATTACCAGTTTGAGTAGAACTATCTGCTTGGCTCATTCCGCCTTTTATTTCACTATTGAAAGAGGACATACTTTGCTGTCCTGATGATGTTGTTGCAGGATTTAAAGTACCAAACGATGATTTCATTTGATCCATACCATTATTAGCATGAGAATTCGCTTCTGATACTCCTGAGCTTATGCTATTCCCAAACCCAGTCATCGCAGTTCCTGCTTCTTCTGGAGTTTTTTGTAGTGGCCCTATTAGCGATTGCTTTACACCGTCCATCGAAGGGCCTATTTGTGCATTCCCTTGATCTATACCATCTTTTACACCACCCATGGCGTTTTGTCCGAACAAACTAAATTCCAGGGGATTAAGAGAAGTTTCCATGGATTTTCCAACTTCTTCTCCTGCTTCTTTTGCAGAATCGCTTGCTTGTCTCTTGGTTTCAATAATTCCCTCACCAATACCCTTAGGAACACCGAATCCAATTTCTCGAGACGTTTGGATGGCGCTTTCCTTGTTCTCGTTTAGCCCAGCTGTGAAATCATCTGTTACTTTTTTTCCTGCATTTTTTGCATTAGCTTCAGAATCTAGAGGGTTAATACTATCAAAAATAGTTTTGCCTAAACCTTCAGCTGCTTTCTTAGGCTCCTCTTTATTTTCCTCAACACCTGCAGCTACTTCATCTGGAATTTCTTTACCAATTTCTTTGAAGTTGGCATCTTCCATTTTTCCTTTGAGACTCTGCTGGGCATCTCCTGGAAGCAAAGATAGTTTTTCTATAACGTCGTCTTTACCTTTATTAGCTACACGAGCGGTACTATCCATCGCTTCTCTCATACCGTCAGTATAGACTTCATTAAGAGATTCAATTTGAGCCTTACCTTCTGGTGTCAGTTCGCCAAGTTCGTTTGTAGTTTCATCTACCAAACGTTTTGCCTGCTTAGCACCTTCTGGTCCCAACTTTTCAAGTTCAGCAAGAACTCCATTAGATACACCATTTTCTGCTAAAGTTTTAATACTCGTTGACCATTCAGCCATGGCTTCTGCATTACTTTGCAGATTCTTTTTCATCTGCTCAAGACTTATAGTTTCTTTTTGCTCAATAGCATCGAAAGTGCTCGAAGCTTTATCCACCAAAGAATCATAAGTTTCTTTCATAGCATCAACTGCTTGTTTTTGTGCTTCCGATAAGGATTCATAAAATTGCTTTTGATCCATGACACCATTTTTTACGGCTTCAGCTTCTGCTGCAGCTGCTTCTTGACGAGCTTTGGATAGTCTACCTACTTCTTCACCAGCCGTTTTTTGTGTCTGGATAAGTTCGGCTTCTTGCTCATCAATTTCTTTGATGTTTTTCCTATGCTCTCGTGCAGTGATATCTCCATTTTTAAGCTGAGTATCCCATTCCTTGCGAAGAGCCGTAGATTCTTTTAACTTTTGGGCTACCATGTGCTCTTCTTTTTGAGCTTCTACCAACTGTTCTTGAAGTGTTATGGAATTATCGATATTACTATAAGCATCGATTTTTTTCTTAGCTTCTTCGCCGGTCATTGATAAAAGACCACGTTCCTCATCATAGGCCATATTAAGTCCAGCGTATTGCTTATTAAGTTCTTCTACGTTGTCTTTTATGATTTTTTTATCTGCTGCAGAAATTCTTTCTTGTTCAGCTAAAGCAGCTGTTTCTTCAGCCATCTTTTTATAAGTTTCAGCTGTAGAGTTATTGTGCTGAATCTCGTCTTTTCTAGAGGCTACATTATCTTTTACGGAGTTAGAAAGCTTATCCATTTCCTCAGTTAGCTTGCTTGTCTCAGCACCAAGTTTTTTGCCTTCCTCAGTTGAACGATTTAACCATTTATGAAGACCGACTCCAGCGGCTACTAAAGCCCCTATTGCCACAGTCGCTATTCCAATAGGACCAGACATAAAAGTTATTGCTGCACCTAAAGCTTTGGAAGCTGCGGCCATAGTAACTTGAGCTGCCGTAGCAAGTGTTACTTTGCCAGTTAAAACTCCAATCAAAGCTGTTTTAACTTTCATAACACCATTCAGCGCACTTGTAGCTATCTTGGTTGATTCACTAGCAAGCATATGTTGCTTTTCAGACATGGTTGCTGCTTGATAGGCTAACCCTTGCTTCATTAAAGCATGTGTAGCTCTTTGCTTTGCAAGAATACTTCCATTTTCTAGGCCAGTATTTGCAGTAATGAGAGCATTATTTGCGGTTATTATTTTATTCACAGTTTCTATAATTTTTAAAGCAGTAAATGCTGCCGCGACTCCCATCAAAACAGGCGATAAAGTTTGAGCTGTCGTTCCAAGAGCTTGTAATGAAATTACAAAAACTTTCAAAATAGGCTCAGTGGCTCTTATAGCAATACCGATAGCATTAAATGTGTTTGAAATCATAACCTTAAGCCCATCAAGATTTTGAGCGATATTTTTACCAGTTACATTTTCAGACAAAGCATCAATATCTTCCATGATACCAGCTAGACCTTTTGCAACTGAGTTTTTAAGGTTAGCAAAAGAAGTCGCAATACCTTCACTGTTAGTCTGGGCAAGTGCAGCTAGTTCTCCAGTTCCAGTACCAAGACGAATTAAACTGTCCTCAAAGTCTCTGAAAGTTACTTCTCCAGCTTGGAGTGCACTATATAAATCTTGCTGGGCTGCTGCCCCAGTGAAGCCCATAGCTTCCGCAGTCTTCTGAAGACCAACTGGCATTGTTTCTTGGATTGAACGCCAAGACTGAAGATCCACCTCTCCTTTGGCAAGCATTTGAACGTACTGCTCAGTACCACGTGCAGCATCAGATGCAGATGAACCACTCGCTAAAAAAGCATTATTAAGTGCAATAGTGGCATCAGTCGACCTATCTAAATTTCCTGTCATTGAGGTCATCTGCATAGATGTATTAACTACGTCATCAAGTTTTGTAGGAAGACCATCAATTCCATCAGATAATTTATTTTGAGCCGCAGTAGCCTGTTCGACACTATACCCAAAGGCGTCCATAACTTTAGGGAACTTCTGGAAAGTATCAAAGCGAGCTATGGCTGTATCCATTGCAGAAGACATAACAGAAAAAGCCTTGCTAGCTAGTTGAACCAGACCTAGTGCTGTCACAATGTCTTTTAATCCAGAAGTTGCTTTTTGGCTTTTTGGTTCAATGTCATAAGCATTTCTTGCCACTTCTTCAAGTGAACTTCCATCAACATTGGATACAGAATTAGATAAGTCTCTAACACTACCTGATGATTTATCTGCCCCTGAACCAAGGTCTGCTACATCTTCACTTGTACTTTTGACAGGCTTTCCGTCTATATCTGAGACGGCGTCTGATACTTCGTTCACTCCGATAGTACTACTTTTGGCTTCTGAGTCCAGTTCTTTGAATTCCTCGCCAACTGCGTCAATGTTTTTGCCATCAACGTCAGCCACAGCTTCTGATACCTGATTGACACCGCCGACACTTGACTTAGCCTCTCCGTCAAGTTCCGTAAACTCACGTCCTAGTTCGTCGACAGATTTTCCATTAATATCTGCCACAGCAGAATCAACTTCGTTAATTCCACTTGTACTAGACTTTGCATCTGCGTCAAGCTCCTTAAATTCTTGACCAACTGCGCCGATATTTTTACCGTCTACCTCAGATACAGCCGAGCCCACTTCGCTTATTCCAACAGTACTTGCTTTTGCATTGCTATCAAGTCCTTTAAGTTCATCTCCAACTTTTCTGACTGGCTCACCACTTATATCATTAGTAGCGTCTGAAACTTGCCCAAGACCTGATGCTGATGTTCTAGCATCCGCAGACACTTCGTTCAGCTCAGTGCTGACTTTGTCTATAGAACTACCGTCAATTCCTGAAATAGAAGTAGAAACTTCTTCAATGGATCCAGTCGAGTTCTTAGCGTCTGAATCTAGTTCGTTTAGTTCCTTGCTCACTCCATCAATAGACTTTCCGTCAACGTCCGAAATAGTAGATGATAAATTATCAATTTCTGAAGCACTCTTCTTACTTGAGCTATCAAGTTCGTTCAAGTCTCCACTAGCTTTCTGGACTGACTTTCCGTCTACCTCATTCAAAGATTTAGAAACTTCTCCTACATCCTTTGAACTTTCCTTTGCAGCATTCTCAAGACTTTTAAACTCGTTCATGACGACTCTAAGAGGTCTACCATCTATTTCTATATCAATGGTAATTTTTCCATCTGCCATTTTTTATTCCTCCTTTCCATTTGGTAATTGATATTTCTTTTGAAGCTCGAGCATGCGAGCTTTCTCTTTAGCCGACTCACCTTTTCTTGGTTTATAAGTTCTTATTCTGATTATTTTTTTCAAAATTGTATCATCAGGAAGAGCTTCGAGTATGGCTTGAAATTCCTCCCAGTGCATCTTTTCTTGTTCGTCAAAGAGGTTTATTCCTATCTGGCGAAAAGAAGCATAAATATAATTCGCGTCAAGTTCAAAGTCTATCAATCTAACGTCTGAGTCCTCACCTTCTGATGAAGCTACTGGCATAGGATTTCCCATGACATCATACTGAACCGCTTCTTGACTAGGTTTATTAATGTAGTTTTCAAGAACTTCCTGCCACAAGAAAAGATGGTCGGAAAAAGTCAAATTATTTTCTCCTATGAGCATCTCAGCCATAATTTTTAGTTTTGTTTCCTTGAGAAGATTTTTTTCATTCAAAACATCGAGAACATCAAGGACATTATTAAAAGAAAGATTAAGGTCATACTCGTTCCCTGCAAGCTCAATTTTGTTAGCCAAAGGGTCGTTTAACCTCATACCTTATTTCCCTTTCTTGATAGCTTTTTTCTTCTTTTTGTAGTCTGATAGGAGCTTTTCTGAGTTCTTATCTTGTTTTTTAAGTTCAGTTTGACAGTAAGCGTCAATACCTTCACAAAGACTCAAAAGTACTTCTGAAAGTGCCATAACGTCGCCATATTCAGCGTAAAGTTTATCAAAAGTTCCTTGACCAAGTAAGGCGTCATATGCCACGGTCAAAGCTTCTTTCATGGCCTTGATTTCATCTCCAACGTTGTCAGAATTAGTCTCAATATTTTCAACTTCTTTTAGGGCATCTTTATACACTTTTTCATGACGCTCTACCGACTCAATAGAATAAGCAAAGAAGAATTCCATATCTCCAATTTTGATAGGAAGACCAGTCTTTTTTACGTCAAGTTTTAATTCTTTAGTCATTTTTTTCTCCAACATTAAAATAAAAAAGGGAGTAAAACTCCCCTTTCATTACGCTTTTGTAGTTGCTTTTGAAACCTGCTTAACTTCTGCCTTTGTTTCTTCAGGTAGCACATTATAAGTGATGGTGCAACCAAATTCTTCAAACTCAGTCGCGTCACCAGCTCCAGCTACAATATCAGACACCGTCGCCACGCCGACCCATTGTTTTTTGCCGTCAGATGAAACAATTTTATGGAAGACCTTACGATCATCTCCAATTTTCCATTTGAGACCTGCGACATAAGATTGAGCTGGGTCTTCAGGGTCATAAGTTCCCTCAAAACCGTAAGAACCAGATACTCCGACTACTGTCGTTTCGGGCGTTCCATCACCATCATAGTATCCAGTATCATCAGTCTGCTCGTCAGTATCATCTGAAACTGATGAAATCCATTTTGCCAAAGGCATATAATCACTTTCCTTTGGAATTTCTCCGTCTTTTACGAAAGGTGCGATGAAGTGAGCACGTAGAGCATTTTTTAATCTTGCCATTATTATTTCCTCCTAAAATGTAGTAACTTTTGCCAGAACATCAAGCAAAAAGATAAAATTTCCTTTGTCATCAAGCTGATTGATGAAAGGTTTGTTAGTAATTTCTATGCAGTCAAACGAAAAAGAACCATCTGAACTTTCAAGTTCATCAAGTTCTTCTAAGTAATTCTGCAAGTTCCAAAGTGTGTCATGAATTTTCTTTTGATCACAAGACTTCATGGCAAACTCATAGTTTAAGGTCTGGTCTTTAGTCCCGTCATAATAAGCTCGTTCTATCTTACTGCCAGGAAGCGGATAAGCTACCAAAGACTCTTCTGGTCTCAAATATCCGATGTCACAGATTATAGGTAAATCCGCTGCAACATTGATTTTTGAAACTAAACTTTCAACTAGATCCATTATAGATTAGCTCCTTTCACATAAGCTCTTATCCAGCCATTCATGTGGATATTTTTGGCTTTTTCGTCCCAACGAGGACCAGTACCTGGAGTCGTATAGTTCGAAAATACAGCCCGACCATTTGAACCATAGTACTGAGCTCTGGCATAAGGAGTATTCCATGAAATAGTTCGACCATCAGAAGATGCCACAACTGACATTCTAAGATCTCCGCTAAGTTGTGGGACATAGTTTTCATTCATATCAATTAGAGCCTGATTAGCTAGACAGACACGACCCATGTCGCTATTTGATGATGAAAGCTTTTTGTAGACCCCAGATAATTCAACTTTTATAGCCATTACTTGACCTCCAGTTCATAGCCAAGAACCTCATCACTGTCAAAATAAAGAGGCACAGTCTTTAAGACCACAAATTCTTTATCCTCCCAGACGACTTTATCCTCAGGTTTAATCTCATCTAATTCTAAATTATACTTCTTGAACACAACGATTAGAGAACTTGGCATATCTACACTTGCATCAAGTGAAGCTCTGTTAAAGTTATAATCCTCATCAAACCTGACATTCGGAAGAACGATTTCTTTTTCAAAAGTCGTCTTTCCCCATGTATCAATGATTTTGCCAGTTCTGACTAAAATTGAATGCGGAAAGGCTTTTTTCGGAGGAAGCCTCATAGAACTCCTCCTCGGTATAAAAGACCAGTCCCACTCAAAAGCATAAGAGAGTCCTCGCAGATAATTGAGGTCTCATTTTGACCTTGTCCCTGAGTTCTTGAAGACTCTGAAACAGACGTCCTACCAATAGACCAAGACACTGGACTTTTTGCTTCGTAGCTAGACTGAGCGTCTGCTAAAAACATGAACTCAATTTGAGCTGCCATAGCTTTCTTAAACTTCTCTCGTCTGAATTGTAGGTCATTATCCAGTTCGTTGAAATAGTAAAAGTTCCTAGTCTGAACGTCCATAATGTCTGAAGCCTTAGGTAGAAGCTTCTCAAAGTCATCTTCTTTAAGCTCAGAATATTTTAGTTCTTTATATTCATCAAAAGTTAAGTAAGCCATAACCCTCCTTTCAAGGAGTTTTTAGACTCCTTATGCTTTAGCAGAAGCTTTTTTACCAATACGAACGATACGTGATTCATCCACGATTGCCACAGAATAGTGTTGGTCGGCATTGAATTTTGTAACCTTATGGTCAATATCTCGAGCACTTTCTGCTAGTAGTCCACGTTTTAGATAAGTTTTCATTGCCCCATTTTTGACAGCAATTCCTGTCCCATCCTCAATTTTTTGCGAACGAACAATTTCCCAGCCTAGAACCTCACCAAAAGCTCCTTTGATGAGAATATTATCCCCTAGTTGTGAGGCACGTGTCCAATTTTCAGCTGCTTCCTTACGGAGCTTTGCGGCATCCTTGTATGACAAGAAAAGGACTCCTGTCGTATCTACATTTTCAAAATTATCAGGTGCATCCACAAAAGTATTTTCAAGTCGGTCAATTAAATCAATATTGATAGGACCAGTTACTTCAAGTTTTGCTCCCATAGCAGTGCTTAGGATATCGTTATCAATCTTTGAAGCTACTGACATACGCACTTGGCGCTGAGCTTCACCTACTGGATCACCGTATCCTGAAAGAGCTGCTTCATCAGTGATTTTCACTCCTTTACCAGCTTTTTTAATAGTATGTTGGGCTACTTTTGTAGTAAGTTGGCTATAATCAATAGCTTCACCTTCAGCTACATCTTCAGCATCTCCAATGTAGTCAAACTTCGGAATAGTAACTGTTGAACCAGGCTGACCTTCCAGCGTTGTATCCACTGGAGCAATAGATGAAAACTTAATGGCTTTGGGGAGTTGCCCCTCAATCATCTTAGCCATCACTTCTGGATCTACTAGATTTTGTAGTTTTGTTAGATCGTTAGTCATTTTTTCTCCTTTTTTAAGTTAGATTTTTGAATACTTCAGGCTGTTCCTGTTTTAGTTTAACGACCTCGTCATAACTCATTTTAGAAATATCGTAATCTTTCTTAGAGTTCGTTTGAGGATTTCCGCTATGTACCATTTTAGGAATTGCCTTTTCTTCTTTGGTTTCTTGCTGGAACAAGAAAGGTTTATTTTCCTTGAGCTGTTCAAGTTGTTCGCCTAGACCTTGGATACCATTTTCAGTTACTTTGATAGTATCTCGGTCAATAAGACCTAAGACAATGCTATCATCTAAGACCTCTGCTTCCTTGAGTGCAAGCTTAATTGAAAACTCCTTACTTTGTTCAGAAAGTTTGTTTTGAGAATCTTCTTTTGCTTGGTCATACTTAGCTTGAAGATCGTTAAGCTTTGCGGTAAGCTCATCATTTCCTTGAGCCTCAGATTTGAATGAGTCAAGCTCTGCTTGATTGCTTGCGAGTTGCTCCATGGCTGCATCTCGTTCGCTTTCAGCTTGTTGCACTTTTTGAGTTGCCTCATTCAGAGCCTTACCGTGCTTAGTCATAATCGTACTTAGCTGTTCATCACTAAGACCAAGTTCTTTTAATTCTTCTCGTTTCATAATTTTCCTTTCGTTTATTAACGTGGCAACGACCACGGTGGATTAGCTGAGTTTAACGCCGTCCTAGGGCGAAAATGCTTATAAATCTTTGTATGGTTCCAGTTCTTCAAGAGTCTTTTCAAGAAGTTTTCCGATAATTTCTTTTAAAAGTTTCTTTTGTTTTCTTGCTTTATACAAAATATAAGTTTGAGCTACAATCGCAAGAATCAAGTAAGCGATTGTTAGATATAAAATAATGTAAATTAAAGTTGCCATTTTATTTTTCCTTTCGAGTACAAGAAAAGCACTCAGTCATTGACTGGTGCTTTTAATCTAAAACTTCAATGCTTTTTATTTCACTTTCGTTGAATCCAACATACATGTGTTTATCAGTTTCAATCGTAATCTCATCATAGAGTTCGTCTTCTGTATCCATCTTCCCTGAAAAGGTATTACAAGTTCCCTCAAGGATCTGTCCATCAATAAACTGAACTTTAATCCTTTTTCCAAGGTACTTCTCTAAATCCATATCTTACCTCCTATTTTTCTTAATTGGAACAATGTGCGTTCGTTTTTTCGAGTGATGTATTTTAAATGTATCAGTTTTTTCTGAACTTTTTTCACTCACAGCAATTCCAATTACATCATCAGCTACAATGATTTCCTTGTTATCACGCCTGCCCTGTCTATTAGTATCAACAATGCCAGTCCCTGCATATTTATCAAACAAGGCCTGAACGTCGACATCATCTTCAAAGTAACTCTTGCCAGGTGTGACTGTGGACTTCATGTGTGGAGCTTGCTTTTCAGGGTTAATCTTACCACCAAATCGCCCATCATTAAGACGCTTCTTAACATGAAGATTATCCTTGAGTTGTTCCCACTTCTTAGGTTCATTATACCTTATTTGACGGTAATCATCCAAGGATTGAGGAGCGTTCTTACCCAGAATGTCTTTGACATTTTTATAGTCTGACTTATCTTTAGCTTTATCTTTCTTAAGACTTTCTTTAGCTAGGTTACTTGGACTATAGACTTGCTCTCTTGAGTAGTCACGGTTCAGAAGTTTTGGATTATCCTTTATGAGCTGTCTGAGTGCTCCTTGACGATTTTTGACTAGATTATTAAATCTGTTAGTGTCCACATCATCGCCCATGGATTTTGCGGCGTTTAGCTTTTTCTTAGCGTCTCTAATGCCTGCTTCAAGTCGCCTTTGCTTGGCTACAATCTCCGCATTCTTCATAGCTTCTTCTGGACTTGGAGGCTTTGGCATAGTATTTTCATTGACTCCTGGTATTGCTGGATAAAACCTATGTCGACAGTTTATTCCGCGTGTTCCCCATGGTTCGCCGTAGTCGTAATCATAGATGGACTCATAAGACTGATACTCTGGCGGAGCGTCTTTTTTTGGAACAAGAAGTACCCAGCCCCCTTGAATAGGAGCACAGGCTTTTCTAGCCGCTGGAAAGCTTGACATAAGAGCTGTCACTATCCCGTAGTCTTTGCCTCGCTCAAATCTAAGTTCGTTATAGACTTTATTTTTTGAAGTTTGTACGACCGTCCGAACGTAACGCTCAAGCGACCAAGGGCGACCTGCTTTATCAACGAAATCAGTCATAATTCCTTTGTCCACAAGCTCATAGATGGCAGACTTCAAAGCTTTATCAGGACTGACAAATCCTGTCAAAACTTTAGCTACAGTGTCGTTTAAGACCTGCTGGTAAGCTTTAGCAATGGGTTTTGATGGATAATTGATAGAAATCAGACTTTGATTAACATGATTATCAAGATCACGCCACTGACTATCAAAATATTGGTGCAGAATATCATCAAGTTCTGTCCATGGCTTTTCAGGAACTCCTTTAAGCTCAGCTAGTTCTTGATTAGCCTGACTACCGATTTCAAAGCCTTGCCTCTCAATAAGGTTTTCAAGCTCCTTTTTACTAAACTTTCCTGTCTTTTTTACCAGCTCGTTTATCGTGTCAAAGTTCATCATACCTAACTGCTCGAGCTTTTCAAGTTGCCACTGAAGCACTGTGTCTTCGGAAAGCTCAGTCTTTGTTTTCATTGTAAGACGCTCAATTAAAAGACGCATAATCTCTTCTTCAAGGGTCATGTAGGCGTCTTGAATATATGCTCCTTTAATATCAAGCTGGCGAGGATTTATCATCGATTATTCCTCCTCGTCGTCAAGACCTTTCTCAAACATCATGCCAGATACTTTTGCTGCTACCTCGTCCATAGCTTCCTTGCGAAGTTTTACTGCCTCAGCTTCAGTTAAACCCATGACATCTTCTGCCACTTTTCTTGACGGAATCACTCCAGCATTATAAAGCTTCAAGTAAAAATCAAGCTGTGAGTCTTTGTCTTGAAAAGCACCGTCCTGAAAGTCCACTGCTATGTCATCATAACTTGGAATTTCTCCATCATATACTCCCAGTGATTTTGCAAGCTCACAAACTGACACCACGAGTTCTTTGATGAACTTCTCAATTTCTACGACCTGCATACCTCTAGTCTGATAAGTCTGTGAGTTCTCACTAACAACTTCAGTAGCCGTCTTTGTAGCATGAAGACCACTCTTATCAAAGGTAAAAGTCCCTGATGACAAAGCCGTCTCCATCTCAAGCGTCTGTAAGTGTTTATTTATAGTGGCAATGTAAGCCTCGGAACGAATATCAGAAGTCAAATCTTTAACTGTGAAATCATCCATGCCTTGACCTGGTACCATCTGGTAGATTGTCTCGTCTTCGTCAAAGGTAAAGTCTATTCCTCGGCCAAGCTCATCGACCTGAGGCTTCAAGATAGCCTCTGTCGCAGCCACACGCCTTTTTCCCATCTTGATTTCTTGGTCGAACTGATCATAAGTTTGATTTATCCTATCAAGAGTCTTCTTGCAGTTATCGCAGACACCAAGCCCTAGAGAACTTCTTGGACTGATATTATTAAAGCCGCTTGGCTTAAGATAAGAAAAAAGCGGACGACTGAGGCCGCTTATGATTGTGACAGGATTCATTCCGGGATAAAGCTCCTCTAAGTTAATCTGATTACCAACCTGCCCTGCTTCTTCTGATTTGTAAAGCTCATTAGTGATGACGTAATTTCCGCCCTGCCACTCATGAAGCTCAAGTAAAGTATAATAATATGTCTTTCCGCCCTCAGTTTTTGTTGAAGAAAAAGGAAGGGCACACTCGCTTATATTATTAGAGTTTGAATTTAGCGGATAAAAACTATCAGCCAAGGCCCAAGAGAACCTCATCTGTTCCGTATCCGAATCGTAATATGGACGACAGGCAAGACCGCCTAAGGCAAACATAGGTTCAAGATACTTAGAGAAATTCTTTTTGAAATCGTTAGCCTGAAAAACTTTCTCAATAAATTCCTCAGCTTGACCAGATACAGTAATTTCACATTGCTCATTAAAAACGACCTTTGCGTATTCGTTAGATACTTTCTTTAGCATATTTAAGCTCGAAAGCTCACGCTCCTTCTTGTGGCCATTAGAATTAGAATAGCTGACCTTAGGATAAATCCCTCGATAATAATTCAGGCTCTGCCCAATTCTTGCTACTTCCGTTTCGTCCAAATTAATCTTTGGATGATCTGTTATTTTGTTTAGGCTCTGGCTCATTTTGCTTTCCCCCTTTCTAAAAAAATTCTTTATGTTTTCTATAAAATTCACGACGCCTCCTTTCTAGACCTCAAGACCCCACTGCTTTGCCATAGTAAGAACTAAGTATTTGAATGCATCGACACTGTGATCGTCTTCCTTGATGACCTCAGGATTATCGCCGTTCAGGGTCTTTTCATTCCACATGTATCTCTTATGCTCATCAACAAAAATTTCAGTAGCCTTGTTTTTAAGGTAATAAAAACGTCCTTGAGCAAAAAGCTCTTGGACGTAGTCAATCATAATGATATTTTTCTTTTTATTAACTGGCTGAAGTCTTATTCCGTAATCTTTCATGTACTGGTTACGAAGTCCACCTTCTGCAGAGTCAATGACACGGAGCCTGACCGGTGCTTTATACTTTGTCATTGTCTTTTGGATAAAGTCGTGAATGTCTTCTGACAGATCACTTGGAGCTTTCTTCATAGCTTTGCCTTGCGGACTATAATAATACATATCAAGCAAAATAACCTTACCCTCTGAAGTATAGCCACAGCAGACACAAGACGTAGCAGATACTTGATGACCAGTGTCAATACCGTAGTAGAGACCAACAATTCTCTCGTCCTTTGGAAGACTGTCTAAGCCCTGCATGAGCTCGGCGTTATAAACATTTGTACCAAGACCAACTGGCTCACCAAGATAGATGTAACGATAATAATCGTAGTCATTTTTCTTTATCCGCTCGATGTCTTTTTTCATCTGATAATCGACAAACCCTAGCTCGTCATCAAGATAGGATGACTCATGAACTAAATAATCTTCCTCATCTTTGAGACTTTCAGCCCACTCGTTAATCCATGAATAAGGATTTCTTGGCGGATTATATGACCAAAAGAACTGGACCACGGCGGCCTTAGTATGCTTCTGCCTCATAAAAGTCACATTAGTCTGATCGAATTCTTCTGCACTATTAAACTCAGCAGCTTCCTCGTACCAGACTGCTATAATGTTGTTAATATCATTAGACTTAAGCTTTGCAAAATCATCTTGGCCATAAAAATAAAAAGTTGAGCCAGTTCTTTTATGAATAATCTTAAAGGGCGACACTGTCGTCTTGAATTCATCTATCAGTGAATATTGCTCAAGACACCACTGAATCTTTCGGTAAACAGAATCACGAATAGTCGAACCAACTTTTCTAATCACAACAACGTTAGCAGCTTCGCCTTTCACAATGTAAGAAATCATCATGGAAGT